GTATTCCTTCCGCATCTTTATATTCGTATACTGTTACTAAGTCTGTCATAATTAATCTTCTCAAAAAATATTGTATGGGGGCGAACCCCCATACAAAATTCTTAACTATTTTAGCTAGCTTTGTATTTGTAAGCCCACTTAGAAGTAGCTGCGGCGATTAAATCGTCGAAACCTATTCTTTGTGAAGCAACAAGCACTCTGCGTTGATTCGCTACTTCGTAATCTGACTCAAGAGTCACACCACGTAGTCTAGGCATAACATAGTTTCTAGCATATACTGCTACCGCACCATAACCATTAGCTGCTTGAGCAGGGAACTCGTCACAAAGAAGAATCTTTGATCCAAATACCTGTCCAATCTCGCCTCTGAGTTTGGTAGCCATATCGCCTACTAAGTTAGCGTCTTGGAATTCAGCATCTTCCAATAGTTGGAAGTATACCGCTTGAGATACAACGTAAACCACATCTTGTGGATTAACACCGTATTTACCCATGTTCTTACGTAAGCTTAGAAGTTCTGCTGCAGTAACTGTATCAGTTGCAACCGCTGTGGTTGACTGTGTTTGGTCACTATCATCAGATGCCATCTTGATTAGTCCATCAAACGTTCCTGATGTGTATACACCAGTAGAATGATTTCCTAATAGGATAGCATTTTCTATACCTTTGGCATGAGATCTAACAATTGACTCTCTAATCAACGGAAGAATAGGCATAATAGCGTCTTCTTCTGTTTCATTTCCTAAGTATGATTGTGAAATCAATTTCTTAGTACTAAGAGTTTTCTCGGTTAAATCAATACCACCGTATGCCGAACCATAAGTATCACCTGTTTGTGCCAAGTTACCATGCGGGCTTGAACCCGTAGCGGCTTGGTTGCTGGTGAACTCTGCATAACCACTATCTGGTAGGATAGGGATTATCATGTTCGCGGCTGACATTGGGATTTCTCTAAATAGAGGTGCTAACACTAATGAGTTTTGGATATCTCGTTCTACGTTAGTAGATACGATTTGTTCAAAATCGGCACTAGAAACACCAACACCTGAATGGGCATTGATTTTTTCTAATGTTCCTTTTGCGTAATCGGTATCGTAACCACGTCCTGTGGCCAATCCAAGTACTTTAGCGTCAACTACATCTTCTGCAAATGCTTTTTTCCAGTCGCCTTCGCCACGTCTATCTGCAAAAATTCTTTTTGACTCACGCATTTGTTGAATTTCTTCACCACGAGCTTTAAGGTCTGCTTGAAGTTCTGCGACTACTTGTCCTAGATCCTCTTGCTTTTCATTTACTCGTTCTTCAACGTCAGTCATTAGTTTTTCTGCTCCAGACATTACTGAAGTGACTATAGTTTTATGCTCGTCCTGCTTAGCTTCTAAATCTTCGGCTTTTTGAGCAGCTTTTTCAGCTACGTCATTGGCTTCAGCTTCATCTGCTGCCTTGACTTCAGCTTGTTTCATTGCAATAGAAGCTGCAGTTTTTTCTGCGACTTCTTTAGCGAATGACTCAAGATCGAACTCAGGGCTTTCAGGAGCTTTAGTTTTGCTTTCTGTTGACATTATCGTCTCCGTTTTGTCGGCTTTCGCCTCGCTTGGCTGCTCAATTTTCACAGCGTCTGCTGATTCTGTTGAGTTAGCCTGTGTAAAAGTCTTTTTGAATTTCTTATATTCGTCCATAGAGTCAAATGACTTCTGTAGACTGAATACCGCATCTTGATTACAGGGTACTGTAACCACTGATACTTCGAAGAGTTCAGCGTCTTTTATTCTGTATCCGTCAGTTTCTGATATATAATCAGCGTCCTTGACTTTGAAACCAACGGAAAAAGCCCCAAGAACGCCATCTTTAATAAGATTTGTAACTTCGCCAGCGGCTTTAGAAATACGTGCTGTAATATCTAAACCTTTCTCGCTGACCCCAATTTCTTTTGCACGCCCAATGGGTCGGTCGTGATTATGGTTAAATAAGATTATAGGGTTACTTTTAAAACTATCTAAACCACCTTTTGTCCAAGCTGTAGGTTCAATAATGTCCCCCGCTCGGTCTAATGTGTTAGTACTGGCTGATCCTTTGATATCAATACTACCATCATCTAGTTCGATAGCCTTGAATGTATTAGCCCAGTGAAATATTTTTTCCATAATTATTTCCCCTTTTTCGCTGTAGCTTTTGGTGCTGCTTTTTTAGGAGCAGGAGCCGGTGCTGGCGCTGGGGCGGGAGTATCCAAGGGATACCTATGTTGCATAACAGATAGTACTCTGTTCCAAGAACCGAATCGTCTACGAAGTAGATAATCCTTAACTGGAACGGTATTTCCGAATGCTTTGTATTCGGCTAAAGTCATAGTTTCTGCGTCTTTACTTGCAATAAACTCTGATAGAGCCTTCATCATCATATCTTTTGTCATGATTCTTCCTCACTTGGCAGTTCCTCTTCTGGGGGTCTGCCGCCTTCTTCTGGATTTGCTGCTGAACCTGCAATATTTGCAGGTACTCGCGGTTCATCAAATCCGTTGATTTTATCAAGTCTCAATGCCTCTCTTGCTTCATTTGGTGACATAATACCACCATTAACAAGAGTTGAATAATAACTTGCTTGGTCTCTTAGTTCGGGTTGAAGAGCGGGAACTCCGCTTAAATCTTCATCTAGTGTAAAACCGAAGAACCTCTCGAATCCATATCCTATTTTTCTTACAATAGGAAGTATGGTTTCTAAATAATATAGTCGGTGGTTAGGGCGAATATTCGCATTATTACCACCATCTAATAAAATGGGCGGTATACCCATTGCTTCAAGAATTATTTTTTCATTAGAAGCTATTGCTTGCTGAAAGTCTAAGTCCTTAAAGGATATTTCTGTTAGGTTCTCAACTTCTAATCCACCATCTAGGAATAATGGTCTACGACCTCCTGATTGGGGATTATATCTAGCTACCCAAGCTGATAACATTCTTTCTTTAATTTTCTCAGAAAGAGTATTTGGACTCTTTAAAACAAGTCCTGGCACTGCTCCATTTTTAAAGAAATTATCTTGGAATCTTCTCATTGAACCTAGTAACTGCATAGTTCTCCATGCTGGTTTAAGTCTAGGAACTCCTCTGTATATAGAGTTAAAAGAATTTTCTTTTATATGAATAATCTCATGTGGAGAGTAATCTATTGAGTGGTCATACACAAATTTTTCTATGTATGTGTCTTCATCTGTAACGATTGAGACATGTTCGGCGGGAAGATGATAAATATGTCCTCCGTCATAATAAACGAAGATATTACCATCTATTAGTAAATCTATAATAAGATTTCTTTTAAACGTATTTATATCTTGAAAAGGATTAGGTTCTTTATTAAGTAATAAATCTACTTTCGTTCTACGAATGTTCTTTATTACATTAATTCTACCTTCACTTTTTTCTTGAACGTCAAAAGGTATATCCGCAGCGTCATCCACTATCATGTTAACTGCGCGGTTAACTACCTCTAACTGTTCATAGGCATTTCTATAATTAGTTACAACTTCACGAGAACCAATGTCAAACCCCTCATTTCTCGAAATGAGATGCTGAGCGGGATTTTCTTTATCTTCGTCTGTACTAGGTGTTCTTCCTAGAAATCTGTCATACCATGCCATTTTTGTTCCTTTGTATATCAACCCATCTTTGTTGCTTCTTTGCCGTTACTAATTTAGGACGTTTTCCATAAATACTGTGCAACCTTAAATGATGATCATGACAAAGTGTAACAGCATCTTCATATAGCTCTTTTGTATGTTCTTTAATAAAGTCTGGTCGCAAACTTATTATCTGATCTTCTTCTGTAATTACGAGTTGCTTCTTTTTAAGCCATGTTTCTAATAACTCTGTTAACCCGTGAAAATGATGAAAGTCCAGATTCTCTGTTCTTCCGCAGATGTAGCAATCCGTCCCTTTATTATATTGGGACTTAGCCTTGTCACGAACATATTTAACTAGATCTCGTTTTAGTGTCATAAACTTACTTCTTATTAGTATTATATCGAAATTTAGGGATAATGTCAAGAACTATTTTTGATTCGGTGATTATTAAAAGGAAGTGACTGAAGTTTCGAACGAGTACAGCGCGTATCTTAATGCATCTGCCATATGGGAAGCCATGTTATGTTTAGGCTTCTCTCTCAGCAAATTAGGATTTGGATCCCATTGGTACTGATCAAGGCAGAGTAAAGACTCCTTACAACTTTGATGTACAATTAGCTTATCATTATCAACTATACCAGCTACATGACCTATACCATCTAAAACAGATTTTTTTGCATTAATAGTTGTGATGTCATAGTTTTGAGCAAAATCAAATCTTGTTTGTTGTGCCGCTGAGTCGATAAAAATATAATCTATATCCCATTTATTCATTTTTTTACTGATTTCTATTGCGTGTTGTTCAGTAGTTCTTTCAGAATCATAGTACTCATCAAGTAAATAATATATTCCTTTGTCCCAATCATATCCAATTACACAGAAAGCGGTAGGATCTTTATATCCCACATCCAATCCTGCAAATATATCCATATTCTGTACTTCTAATTCTGAAAGGTCTTGTTGACACTTTTCAAAATTAAATGTCCAGACTTGTCCTTCATAGACATTAAAATCTGCCATGTACTCCTGCATAAATTCTGCTTCAGACATGGTTTTCTTAGCCTCGGCTATATCATCATCACTAAATCTAGGATTTTCATGATAGGTGGCCCTTATAGAAGCCCACTCTGGAAACTCTTCACTGAATCCTCTATAGTAAAATTCTGAAAACCAGTTATTCCTTCCCCGAGGGGTTGAAATAAACAATGCTTTTGAATTTTCTTTATCTAGTGTTGGACGAAGTGCTATATTGAAGGCATCTCTACCATCTACTAGTGCAGCCTCGTCAAAAATGATTAAATCATAAGATCGACCTACTGTAGAGTCAACTTGGTTTATTGACCCCATTCGTATTGTTGAGTTGTTTGATAATTCGATTACTTTGTCTTTAGCGTTGTCTTTAAGAACTTCTAAATCAAAGTGTTTGATAAGCATCCTTTGTAGATCAAAGGAAATTTGTGAAAGGGAGTAATTAGGCGACATTAGTAAAACATGACAATTTGGTACTAAACATACTAATTGTCCTATAATGTTACCAATGTAGGTTTTACCTTGCCGTCTAGAAACTGCTGCGCAAATAAACCTATATTTAGGATTATTTATAGCATTAATAATTGCTCGCTGAGTGCTATTTGGAGATATCCCTAATAACTCCATATATCCCTCAATCGGTAATTTGATAAATCTATTTTCGCCGAACTGCATTAAACCGTCAGCTACTATGTCCTTCCTACTTATGTCTAGCATTAGTGTAAAGTCTCTTCTTCAAATAGATTTTCCGTATCCTGTAGTAGTTCTTTTTCTTGTACTACATTAAACAAGTAGAGATATGAAGCAGCTAGATGTTTCATTTTTCTCTCTGAGGAGGTTAGGTCTCTTCCTCTGCGTTCTTTTCCATATGTCTTACTCAAAGACTCAGTAGCTAACATAAAGCATTCGTCTAGCCAGAGCTTTCTTCCATCTACTTTTGATAAGTCTTTAATTGACATATATTATACCCTTGTATTAACTGGTGAGAGTAATACGGCTGCATTACTTGCATATATTTTATCGGAAGGGCTTTTTACTAAAATCCCTTCAGTAGCCCCATTAACTCTAAGTGAGCCAATCGTGGCATCTGCTGAGTTAGTGACTGTTATAGTATAGTAAGTACCAGTTGCGGCATTTACATGCCAACGAACTTCAGACGCATCTTCAATTGATGAAGAGGTTCCTGTTCCAGTACCTGCGGCTCTATTCTCGCCTTCTACTTTAAATCTCATTGATTTCTCCTACGCTTATTACGGCGTGCTTTCCCTTGTCGCCATTTGATTGCACGAAGTCTACGCTTAGCAGCCTTCTTGGTTTTTGACGTGCCGGGAGTATTGTTTACTTTCCAACCACCTTTTGTTTTTCTGATTGGCATGTTCGTCTCACTTCTTGAAACTTTTCAAGTTTATTCCGTTGTTTTTGAATCAGTAAAGTTTCCGCTCTATATATGGCTCTAATTTGCCAAGAGAGTTCTAACTTATTCTGAAGGTCTTGTGTTTTTAATTGTGGAAGCGTCATTTTGCTCCTTAAACTTTAAAGCTCAGCTTTATAACAAGTCCAAGCGCCATATGCCAAGCCTACCCAGGCTGCCATTTTAGCTAATCCGCCAAAACAAATCACCATAACACACATAGCAATAATTACTGCTCCATCCCATGATGTTCTTTCACTTACTCTAGCTTTCGCCCAGTCCACATATTTTTTTACCATATCCATAACTTTTCCCCTTACAAAGATTTACTCTTTGTTCTTACCTGGTTTAAACAGGTCAATTTCTTGTAGCTGCTTTTCAGCTTTACGCTCTGCAGCTATTAACTTATCTTCGATGTCTACTTTGCCATCACGATTAAGGTCATTACCCTTTATGATATTC